GCAAGAGACTGCAATTCAGGCGAAGCATCGGCCAGCGTCATGGGTACGCCAAGGTTTTCGGCATCCATCAAGGCGCGTGCGACCTCATCCTGGTTGCCCGCTTCACCCACAACCTGCGTGATGGCGCGCTGGCCTTCGGAAAGGTTCATATCGGGCAGGCGAATTGAATTAACCGCACGCCCTGCAAACTTGCCGACCTGATCGCCTGCCACCGCAGACCCAAGACCAAGCAACGCGCCCGTAACCGGATCTTCATCACTGGTTGCGCCATAGATCGAGCCGTAAAGGGCATCGCCAGCCAATGGCGCGAACCGCCCAGCGCCAGCCAATGCCGCAGCACCACCGCCAAGCGCCGACCCAAGAACGCCACCTGTCATGTCGCCAAAAAAGGCTGACTTAGGGTTAAGTTCCTCCGCAGCCTGTAGCCTGCGACCGGCCAAAGCATCAGGAATGCCGAACGTCGCGCTGTTGATCGCAGACGTTACACCTGTGCCGAATGGATTGGTTACGAAATTGTTGACGCCTTGCTCAAGCCCAGACAGATCGCGTGTTGCGGGCGGAACCTGCCCCGCCGCTTCTGGAGGCTGCCCCTCTGCCGCCATCTGGTTGAAGGAGGGAACAATATCGCGGTATGCCTCAAGGTTAGGCGAGCCGTACTCTGGGAACTCGTTATCAAGCCCAGCACGGAACTGCGCATAACCATCAGGCGTGATATTGCCCCAATTCTGGCGCAGATAGGCCGCGTGACGATCCTGGTATTCCTGCGGCAGTTCAAGGCCGGTTTGCGTAGCGCCAGAGCCTGCGGCCATAGGCGTTGTCCCTGCTGAAAACTGGCGATTATATTCCTCGCTCATTTCCGGCAGTTGTGGTTCTTCAGCATTACCAGCCAAGGACGATTGCAGCCGCTGGTAATATTCTCGCGCCTTCTTCAAGCCTGCTGCAAATTCACCCGGCTCCATATTCTGATTAAGCGGGGCAATCGCAGCAGCCATACGCGCGGCTTCGGCAGCGGTGTTTGCCATGCCGCTTGCGCCTGTTCCGCCGTTATCCTTGACGAGTTGCGCCAAGACCTGCTGCGTCATGTCGCCCTGGACCTGCTCAAGCAGACCATAAACCGAGTTGGCATCCTGATTGAAAAACTGCGAAGCGCCCATGTAGCGGTCGCCAGTGCGGAAATCTTCCTGCCCTTCGATGCTACCTATGCCGCTACCGTCCCGAGTGCGTTTCTCAAGTCGGTCGATTGTGTCAAGAATAGCGGCAATCTGCGCTTGGCGCTTGCGGTCAGAATCCGCCTGCCCTTGCGCTAGGTTTGCCGCGTCTGCCTGCTCCTGATCGAATTTAACCTGTTCGCGGGCATTCTTCTGGGCAGAACGAATTGCCTCTTCTTGGGCAAGGCGTAGCCGTTCACGCTCGAAACCCTGATCCTCATTCGCGCGCTGCTGTTCTGCCGCCGCGTTCGGATCGGTAAACACCACACCCTGCGACTGCGCTGGACCGGTGCGTGCCCAACTGCCATCTGGCTGCTGTTCGTAGGTGTAGCCCTGATAAGTTCTTGTCGGCATCATTTGCCCCTTAGAGCGCGAAGGTTTTTAGCAACGTAGTCTTGTGTCTCGCGTGGCGCATAACGCAGCCAGTTATTGCCGTAACGCTTTACCAGATCATCAACGCGACCGGGACCGGCATTATACGCCCCCCACATCTTACTAAGATCGCCGCCATAACGCTGCTGCATCTTGTCGCGGTATTCACGGCCTAGACGGTTCATGTCAGCCGCGTTGGATGGATTGGCAGGGCGAAGGCCAAAGCCAGGATCGCGCGCCGTAGATGGCATAACCTGCATGGCAAACATAGCGCCAGCAGGCGAGGTTACAGGTCGGCCATTGGAATAGTCGCGGTTGTTACTTTCCGCCTGGGCGGTGATGCTGTTGAGCATGTCGCCACTAACGCCCGGGAAAGGGATCGGGAGCAGCGCCCCCACCTCCTTCCCCATCAAAGAAGTTGGATGGAAGCACTGCCGGAGGTTCACCCCCCGGCTGCGCCCCAGATGCTTGACCACCTCCTCCCATGTTCTCAAGAAACCAGTTCTGGCGACCGACAGCCAAGCCCTGTGGGGTGTTCATGTTTACAACAGGGTTGGCAATGTTTTCGAGTTCAGCCGCCGCAGCAGCGCGCTCATATTCTGGCACGTTGGGATCATTTGCAATGCGCGATAGTGCGACCGAGCGGGGCGGTGCAACAGCCTTAGGCCTGCGCGCGGCATATTCCATGCCCGCAAACTCTTTCACGCCCTGCCCTACATTCGGGTCCATCAGCGCGCGCGCGATCATGGTATCATCCACACCTCCGCCAGCCATCGCTTCCATCAGCGCGCGGTCTGCATCTGCACCCGCTGCAAGCTGCTTATCGGCATTGCGCGCCTCCAGTGCGCCCATGACGTTATCCGCCACACGTGCAAGCCCCTGTGTCCAATGCTGTATAGGTGAGTAATCACCCCGACTGCGCGCCATACCCTGCTGACGCTGCATTGCCGCTTGTTCCGGCGTCATCTTCAAGCCACCATGCGCCCAAGTGAACGCGGCTTCAGGTGTCAAAGCCTGCGCTACGGGATCGACTGCGGCCATTGCGGACTGTGGGAGGATCATCAGAAACCCCCTCTAATCGCAGCGCCGCCAAGTGAACCAGCAAGGCCAAATAAGCCACCGAGCATTCCGCCACGGTTTTGCATCTGGGCGTTATACTGCTGCATCTGGTTGTTGTAATTGTTCTGGACCATGCCGGAATAATCGACACCCCCAACACCGACCTGAGGCGTGGCAGACGACATCTGCGCGGGATTCGATACCTGCGAGCCGGAGAGTAGCGCGGACAACTCATTAAGCGACTGATTCCGCGTTGCCAGATTTTCGGAAAACGCCTGTCCACGGCCCTGCAAAGCCAGCTGGTTGTTCTGATCGTTGAAGCCCTGCGTCATGCGGGCCATCTCGGAATCCCAAGCGCGCGTGCCTGGACGCAAGCCGGAATTAATCAGCCTGTCACGTAGCGCCGCTTCCTGCTGCTGCTGCTGCGGGGCAATGCGCGACTGCCCTAAATCATAGGCCCAATCCGCCGCGTCCTGATTGGTAAACTGGAACGGGTCGGACAGCGTTTCCTGCACACGGCCAGACTGTTCCTGCGCGATATTGGCAAGGTTCGTCTGTGCGCCCTGTGATGCGTCGAAAATAGCCTGCTGTTCGGGCGATAGGACTGTCTTTTGTGTGAACTGCGGGAGAGTGATTCTCTTCCCGCTGCTATCGATGAAACTAGTAGTGCCCGTCTGATTGTAGCTTGTCGAACCCCAAGGATTTTCGCTCCCAATCATGTTGAGCATCTGTTGCGTGGTGGCGGTATCGATGTTCATCCCAGCCTGAGCCTGAGCGACCACATTAGGATCCGGCGGTGTAGGTTGCTTAGGCGTTTTCATGCTGCAACCTTTCCATGCTCAGGCATGAATCCATATTCCACCTCAGCCTTCTTGCGCGCTTTAATGGCGTCATCCTTTTCAAGAAAGTTGCCAAGGTGGATTGATTTTCCAAGCACCTCAATGAATGCTCTCCACCGCTTATCCCGCTTGTGATAATTCACGCCCATAACGCCACTTGTGTTGCTCTTATGGATGCACATGTTGCGCTGATTTTCTTTGTGGCTAACATCACGTAAATTGGCGATCCTGTTATCCATCCGGTCGCCATTGATGTGGTCAATTTCCTGCTTGGGCCACTCGCCGTAGTAGTGGGCCCATGCAACACGGTGGCCAACTAACATCTGGCCATCTATTGCTCCCTCTGCGTAGCCGCGCTTGTTTGGCTTGCAGTATGCAGGCCTTCCCGAATAGCGAGTGTTCCAACTTTTAGGGAAATCTGGAGCGTGTTTCCACACGAACGCGCCGGTATCTGGATTATAATCCAGCCTCTCGCGAACTCTTTCAGGGTTGATCGTTTTCAAAACATGCTTCCTGTTTAGTGGAAGCACCTGAAGGAATTCAGCGGCGCTCGGTTTCTCTCTGTCTATAGTAGGCGTAATCTTTTTTCAATACCCCTATGATAATAGCATCCCGACCTGCCCCAAAGTGGTCTCGTAAACGCCCCTCGACCTCACCGCCGAGCCGACGCGCATACTCTGCTACTTCAGGCTTTTCGGTTTCCATGGTGAACCTCAAGCACCCCATCTGCTGGAAGACATATTCACCAACAGCGCGCAGAAAGGCCCTATTCCAACCTGAACCCGCCACCGTGACGTGCACGTCGGCCCCCTCCCAGCAATTGAATACCGCGCCGCCCACGAGCAGGCCATCGCGCTCAAGGCCTAGCGTGGTGTAAGGTGGGCACAAGGCAACCCCGATGCGCTGCGAAACAAAGCGGGCAACGTGTTCGCCGGTTACTATTCTCAAGTCACTGCCTCAGCCGTGGTATACATGAGATCCATGTCTATAAGCTCCAGATCCAAAGGTGCAGGGGCACCTGAGGTCGCTTGGTAGCATGGAGCCATGGAGTAACCAACCGTACCAACAGACCGCCATTCCTGATTGAGAACATTCGGCGTTGCGCTATCCCACGTCGATTGCCCCCATACACCCGCGCCCCATGTATTCGAGGCGAACATACCAGTCGCATCGGGCGCGGGAGGAAGGGTGACATCGTAATCGGCCAGCAGGGTCACGTTATCGATAATCGTCGTTGATGCCCTGACACGCGCGCGGACCATCTTGCCGACCTTGGCACCTACCGAGAAGCCCAGATCGTCGAATAATGGAACGACAGCGCCAGAGTAGGGCTCGCCATCATCCAGACCGCCCGTTTCAGCCTGGAATATGCGGCCATTAGGCGAACCGAAATAAAGCTGCCCGCCATAAACTGCCATGCACAGGCCCTGCCAGTTACGATAGCGGCCCCATGCGCCTGTTTCGGTGTTCGATACGAACATTACCGGATCGCTTGAGCCGACCATATCGGGAACGGCCACCAGCGCCATCTTGCGTTCCGGCCAGATCATGCACTGCCAGTTCTGTTGACCGCGCAGGTTAACGGCCTCAGTCCATGCGTCGGCAATCTTGTAGCTAACGGATGCAACATTCATCGCGGTAACGTCCAGCGATATAGCCTTGGACAGCGGGACAAGGCCCACACTGGTAGCAATCGCCAGATCCCCGCCCCCACGGATATAGGCGCGCTTCCCAAGCGGTGAGCCGATGCGATACACACCGACGAGGTTCCATGTGGAGGCCTCGTTAGGCGACGTGCCTTGATAGATGGCAACCTCGCCTTCAGTCGTGACGAATATGTTCTGTTCCGACAGGCCGCCCGAACCACCCGATTCCAGCGACCAACGCTGCCCGAACATCAACGCGCCACCATTGGCGAATATGCCACCCATCGGGAACTCGGTTGCTTCCCCGCCGATACTATCGACATCGAGATACCATGCGGACAGGCTTTCCGTTTGCGTGAAATAGAGCCGGTTCTTGTAGGACCAGACAAAATCCATATCCGCGCTTGTAAAATCCCCGAAGTCCACCCCCGGTGCGGCAAGCACAGGCGCACCGATAGCATCCGCCTCACCAGCCGTTGCGCCGGTCAGTACGTCGTCATCCTCGAATGTGCCGGTCACGTTGTAGAGGAATAGCTGTCCGGTCGTATCGGTTGCTGCGTTCTGCTGCCAGAGCGTTCCGGTAGCCCCGCTGGTGCCCCCTGTTACAACCTCACCCGCGACGAAATCTTCAGTTAACCCATCGTAATTGACCTGCGTCGTTCCGCCCAACACGTTCGGATAGAACCGCTCGCCATCATAGATAAACCCAGTATCTGTTCCATTCACCCCGATCAGGTAAATCCCGCCTGTCGTGGCGAATTGGATAACCGACCAGTCTCCGGACGTGTAGCCCTCCGCAACCTCAAGGCCGTCGGTGGAGTTCCAGCCTATCTCATTGCCATCACCGTCCCCGAATATATCCCCTTCGTCATCGCCAAGCGTCTGAGGCTCCGGAAATACCACATCGGAAACGTCGTAGATCGTGCTTTGATTGGCCGCGAACATGCGCTCAACATCGCCGCGCTTGTAAGTGAACAGCGCTTCGACATCCAGGCTTTCATCGACCAATGTGGCATAACGTGACTTGCCCCTGCGCAGCGCAACACCCGTCGAACGCGGAAAGAAGTTGTCCAGCACCGCCGCGCCCGGTCCCTCGATAGACTTGGGATCCGACAACATGCGATTGGAAACCCAGCCACTTATTGGCGCAGGCCAGTTGCGGGCTTGTGATTGTCGCGGCTTGGGCCGCGTCTGGCGGCGAGCGTAGACCATTATCCGACAGGCCAGTAATTAGCGCCTTGACCTAATTCCCATGGCCACGCGGGATGCGTGCCGGGGATATGCCTGCGCGAGTTGCGCCGGATGACTACCGGGCCTCCGCTCTTCGAGGCATATTCGTCAAGCGCCTTGATAAAGGCTTCCTGATCGCCAGAGGCGTCCAGCTTCTTATTCTCTCTCCACCGCCACACAACACCAAGCGTCAACAGGCGTTCGGGCAGAAGGAAACTATCGTCGTCTGCGGTGAACTCTTCTTTCGTGGCCGTCGAGAACGAGCGCACGATGTTCTTCGTGATATACGGAAAGCGGGCCTGATCCCCTTCGCCGGGAACAGGAGAAAACCGCATGACGTTGCCGTAAATAATCCAGCCACCGGGAAGCGCGTTGAAGTCGCTCGCCTCATCGAACAGAAATGTATCCAGATCGGTGTAGTGGTAATAACCCCATGCCCAATTGGTATAGTCCTGCACCGCAGCCTTGATCGGAAAGCGGCTGTAATCTTCAGGTAGATCGAACTCGGTTGCAGTGCCATCGCCTGCAATCGTGTTGAGCCTGATTAACTCCTGCCAATCCTGATATTGCGCGATGTCCTGTGCTACCTCGTTAACAAGGTCGCACATCTCAAGCTCGAATTGCTGAGAGGGGGATGCGCCGAAGAACGTCTGGGGCTTGCGGCCAACCAGCCGTATAGAGGCCTTCTGGAGAGCCGCAAGCACCGTCATTTAGGCAGCCTTTGCTTCGCGCAGTTCGCGCAGGGAGTTTTCAAGCGTAGCCCGCGAAGGTGTTCCGCGCGGCTTCGAACCGGCAAGCTGGCCGATCTCGGCTTTAATTGCTTCGTCCGACATACTGGCGAACTCTGCATCCGATTCCTGCACGGCTTGTTCGATTTCTTCGGGTGAGGCTTCCTGCGCAGGAACTTCGACCTTCGTTCCAGCGGCTTCCAGTTCGGCAATACGAGCCTTCAACGCCTCGACTTCACTCATGCTGTCGAGATTGCCACGCTGTGAAGCCATGTAGGAGCGGGCGGCTTCCTTCAGTTCGTTGGCCTTCATGCCAAGCGACTTGAGGGCGGGGCCTTCCATGCCATAAAGCGCCTCGACCGAGTAGATCTTCAGCGCGCGGCACAGCGAGATTTCCGAAGGCTTGATGCCATGCGCTTTCAGCATCTCAAGCGGGGTGCCTACAGCGTCCTGCGCGTTACCTTCCTTGAAGGCACGGTACTGGTCAGCCCAGCGTTCGGCATAGGTGATAATCCGGTTGCCTTCGCGCCGGTAGAAGTCCGTAGCGCGAAACACCGGGGAATAATGCTTGTTGCCAGCCATGCGAACCTCAACCAGTTCGCGCGTTTCCATGACGGGGTGGCCAGCCGCTTCCGACTTCGGCACGTTCTCGACGGTTTCATACTTGAAAAAGGGCGTGACGCTAAGTTCCCGCTCATCGATTGTGACGACCATGGCAACTTTCTCCGATTGTTAAAGGAAAAGACGGGGTAGCACGTAATGCGCCACCCCGCCAGATTCATTAAGGGGCAGTACCGTCAAGTGCCCAGAAGCGATCCCCGGCTACAATCGTGCCGGTGTAATCGCCCGTATTCGGAGCATAGAAGCCCCCAGCGCCTGCGGCTGCGGT